ACGACTTCTGGTTCTAGTGACGCTGCCACTATCACGACTTCTGGTTTTGTTGTTATTGCCATCACGGCTTCTTCAACTACCTCCTCCTGGCTATTCAAATATTGCGCACGAGGGTGGCTAGCGTGCTTGGCGCTAAACTTTGCTTTGGCTGAATTCAGCCGTCTTTTCTTTCCCATGGGGAACTCCTTTGTAACATAGTAATTAGTTTCTATTTTGCAAAAACGAAAATCTCAAAAAATTACCGGCGGTATTTTCGACACATTGACGTTTTTAAAAAAGAAAACCCCCAACCGATTGGAAGGGGGTTTTAAATTTGCTGTTAATAAGCGTTAGCAATCAACTATTAAGATTATGCATCTGCGAATGGCGTTGTCGTATTGCCAGAGCCAATAAGCGTAGCATGTACTGCCCAACATTTAGCTGCTGATGCGCCTAATATAGCTGAAACATGAATCATAGATCCTGCAATACCACCTGTAGTTGAACCGTTCATCGTAATGTAATCATTATTACCGTCAGTAGCTGCTGAGAATGCATTGGTTTGGTCTGCGGTTGTATTCATAATCAGACATCCACCTAAAAATCCGTGGTCATTAGTACCTGCTATAACTTCATGATCACCTGTCGCTGTTATAGTTGAAACGAATGTAAAGCTCATCCCCAACTCAGGGTCTGGTAATGTAAAAGTAGATGCTGCAGCTGTATCAAATACACAAGTAGCACCCGAATCAGCAGCAGTTAAAGTTGTAGCTCCACCACCACTTAATACTACTGAAGTCTTAAAATTCTTCTGAGTGGTCGTACTCCAATTAATCTCTCTCTTTAAATTCTCTAGTAATGCCTCGACTCTCGCGAGTCCTATTCTTTTCGATCCCATAGTTAAAAACCCTCCTTTTATAATCATGTCCCTGTATTGGTTTGTTTCAGCAATACTAGGTGGCAGCTCAAAGGCTACCCAGTAACTTTGGTGTGAACTATTCGTTCACCTGTAAATAGTACCAGATAAACGAAAGCCCCTGTCAAAAGACAGAGGCTTTACATTTATTTGACTACGCTATTTTCTAGCTAGTAGCGCCTGCCTGACCCAGTAGACCCTGGACGATAACTAGACCGTACATATCGGGACGCACCATCTTCTTGGCGTACCGAGTCATCACACCCTTGCGGGGTACGAAGTCCTCAGGACCAAAGATAGTGGGAGTAGTCTGTAGTGGCACATAAGGTGCGTATACATATCCACTCTCAAGGAAAGAGCTTCCGCGACGACCAACAAGAACCACAGAGCGTGGGAAGTATGGGTCAACTAAGACGTCAAATTTCTTTGACAGTGAACCAACCTTCACGGCGCCGATGGAACCAGTCTCATCATCATGGGTAACGCTCGCGCGGAAACCAGCGGTGAACTCAAGGATGTTTGCAACTTCAGGTCCGCAAACCACGAAGTTAGCACCACCACGTAGAGTCTTACGATGGATCTGCGCTGACACATCATTGATGGTCTCTGCTAGAGTCTCATACCACTCGGACACAGTACCGGTGAAGTCAGGAGCAGCCGAAGATGCACCAATCTCTCGACCAGTAGTACGTTCCACGAACAAGCCGGGAGAACGCGCCCAGTAATATGTACCAGCAGTAGCACCCTGAACAAGATCCTCAAGGATCTCGCGGTCAATCTCTAGAGCAATCTGCTCGGAGAGGATGCTAGTAAGCTCGACCTCGGCGTCAAGGTTGTGATAGGCATTTAGATCCTGTCCCAACTCTGGCGTCCACTTAGCCTTGAGCTTCTTGGTGACGGCTGTCACGGCGATACTATCCACCTTGATATCAATCTCGGGGATCCTCTGCTCATTTTCCAGTCCCCACTCAGTCGTACCAATAACAGAACCAAGAGCAGTGCTCGTGGTGAAGTTATCATCGACGGGGAAGTTAAGAGCATAGGTATCAGCGACAGAGCACGTTACCTGACCAATAAGTGAATCACGGGTTCCGTTATCGAATACAACGGCACCACTCACCTGGGCAATAACCATAGTCATCTTCCAGTTTGCATTGCCAGGAGTATCACCAGTTGAGCCAGAAGAAATTCTGGTACAACGACGAACGAGCTGCATAACGTTAGCTCCGTTTTCACCAAGGTCACCGAACGAAACACCAACAAGGTTGTTTGTGTTCAACTGCTCAAAATTACCATCTGAGGTACCTGTCATCTCAACAACAGCAACGCATGTTCCGGAGAGATCAGGGTCATACTGGCACAAGCCATCAAGAGTAGCCTGATTCTTGGGGGATTGAGTTCCTAGCTGGGTGGAATCTGTTCCGCCAACAACTCCAGAAGCAACAAGAACCCACGCGCCCATGGCGGCGGTTCCGTCTGTGGAGCCAGTTGGAGAAGCATAACCATTGTTAAGTCCATAAGGACCAGCTTCTGCGAAACTTCCCGTCAAGTCGACACCACCGGTGAGCTGTGAACCAATAGCACCACCACCATACAACGACTCCTCAGTCCCAGTCCAACCCAAACGGGGAAGACCAGCACCATCGGTAGACGTGGTGAAGTCAAGGAAGAAAATGAGACCACTTGGTAGACTCATTGGCTGAACGGAAACGAGATCGTTTGCGATCAGACCTGCGAAAACGCGACGGACGATGGGGAATGCGACGGCTGCGAAACCCTCAACACTGCCACCAGCCATTGTGCTGTTCTCACGTAGTAGCTCTTTAGCCTGGTTTTCCAGCAAGCGAGCCATACTCTGCTTGGAGCGTTCATTCTCAATCCCTTCTAAGAGACCGGTCCGCTCCCACTTATTTAATAATGCGTGGCCTTCGGCCCGCATGTCACGATTGACAATACCTTCTGTCAACCTTTCTACGATACTAGACATTTTAAAATCACCTCCTATAAATGTTATTTTATGCCTGCTAATTTCTGCATGCGATCTAAAAATAGATCTTTTGGCTGTGCTGACTCTTTACGAGTTGCACGAATAACAGAAGAGGGACGGCTGATTGCTTCGCTCAGTGATTGCGGGGCACGTTTAGTTTGTGCCGGCACTGCGCTTTCAAGCGTCTCATATATCGTCTTAGCTTCTGCTACAGAACCAGCCCTTGAAATAGCTTCGGCAATTTTTATTTTTTGCCGCTCATTTAAGGAGGTATTTCTCAAAACACGGTTCGTGTAGAGCAATCGAGCATTGGAAGTATTTACTTCTTGCAAATTCTCCCTCAACTCTCTAACAACTTGCTCGTATTGTTCGGTTCGCTCTTTGAGTTGGTTACTTTCAAAAACCAACTCTTCGTGAGCTTTCTTCAAATCTTTTAATTCTTCTTCGACGTCGGTGCTGCGACGGTGGGCCATCTCTTTTTCTATCTCCCATTTCAGGTCATAGTTAGAGCGGCCGGCCCAGCCGGATAACTCCGCGCCCATGTCAACTGTAAGTTTTTCTACGATGGCGTCAACCATATCATCAGGAATCTCTATGCTTTCGTCTGTGCCACCATACCCAGATTCTTTATCTTGGTCTGCCGCGGCCTCCACGGGACTTTCGCCGGTTTCGCCCTTTACGTCGTCACCTTCTTCCTCTTCTTCCTCTTCCTCGGAAAGCATTGCAGTAATATCTTCTTCGTTAAATTCCATCTCTTCATCTTCATTGAGTTCTTTGTGAAGGTTATCAACGGTCTCTTGAAGCTCGTCCAAGTTGACACTCACTTTGGCTGCTTCGCCTTCCTCGGGGCAACCGCAAAGTTTTTCACCATCTGCTGCACCCAAGGGTACGTCTTCAGCAATCTCTTCAGCGGGGGCGCCTTCTTCGGCAGGCATGCCAAGATCCATTCCACCGGGCATTGCCATTGGGTCGGCCGGAGGGGCAGCTGCTGCAGCTGGGTCTTCCATGCCGGCCATGGGGTCTTCTTCTTGTTCTAGCAAATTATCTAGCGCTTCTCGGACTTCGCCGGAATACTTCTCGATAATTGATGCTTCCGCGGTCTTCAAAGCTGCTTCGCGCAGCGCGGTTGCATCAACAATAGCATCTTGCAACAAGGTTGACATACAATAAACTCCTAAAAATACAGTAATTCACAATAAATAGTGTTATCTACAAGGAAAAGACAGAATTTATGTGCCAGTCTTGCCAATAATCCACCACTTTTCTCCATCTGATTGAAGCGTCACTGTGGAGTAGGTAAATTTAACCTCGATACTTTTCTTAAAATCGATTTCTCCCTCCTTTACATCAATCGTCAAAGGGAAGGCTTTCAATTTGAATTTATCACTATTAATCTTCTTAATAATAACGATTCTGCCCTCATAATTACACGCAGGAGGAAGTGTAACTTTCATTTTGTTAACAGATGTGTCACAAAGAATTGTATAGTCACCGCGGGCAACGCTATAGTTAGCATCGGAAACAGTGCGAATGTTTTTCGCAATGAATCCTTCAAAATTAGTTCTGCCGGTAACCGTTAAAAGGTCTGCAACCACTTCACCGTCGATATTCAACACGTTGCTCGTCGTATCAAACGTTAATTTAGGAGATGCGTTAAATCCATTTTTTGCTTTTAGCTGCAAACTATTTATAGGGCCTGCAGAATGAGGAATCTTGCTGTGGATATAGGAAGAATATAAATTAGCCAAAGTTGTATTTCTTATCTCACTGTGAGATGTGTCGTGAAGAGCAACTAAATCATCATCACTTAAATTTTGGCCGTCTGCAGTCACACTGGCGCAATTTTTAGGAGAAACCGCCAGGCGTCCATTCTTAAATGCAAGACCTCCTTTCGGCGCCGTTGACACAGTAACTGGACCATCGGTTATCGTGATACCGGGTCCTGGGTGTACTTGTAGTTTGTTCCTTACAGCTCTCATCCCGAGTCCGTGCTCCAAAAACCGTACTGGTATCGTGCCATTAAATTGATCAGCCGGCAAATTAGTTAACTTGGTGCCGGAGCCCTCCAAATTCTTCGCACGAATGTCCTTCGTCACTAGTGTTTGCCCATCAAAAGTTAAGTTAAGCTCTGCTTTCGCTTTTGAATTCTGCTGATATGTTATAAGAGCGTTTTTGCTTCCCCCTTCAATCTCGGTGATTGCTGGCGGGACTATTTCGCGTCCATCTTTTGTCAAGAGAGTACCGGCTATAATTTTAGTGCCTTTTATTTCCTGATCGGCTTGGGCATCCACGAGTTCCGTGTGTTGTGTTGTACTGTAATCGACAACTCCATCTAAAACATTATATGCCATTTGTTTTCCTCTCGCTTATAATTA